GTATTCTGTGCTGTCTCCACGGATTGTCATGGAGATTTTTTATCTTATCTTATGTAATTATTCAATTAAAAAACTCCTTCAAATTTAGTGCCTTTAACAGCAGCACCCGCACCTCTACAGACACCACCCTCTTTCATACCTTTTGGTCTATCCTCATCATAAAAAGGAACTATTCTTCCTTTACCAGCATCTCCATATGCACTTGTAGTTGTATCTTTATCTAAACCTTTAGGTGGTCTTCTTTTTTTATTTTGATCTTTTTGTCTAAATTTTTTTGATTTTTCGTCAGGTCTCTCATCTATTTTTCTTAATGGCATTATATTTTTCCTTGTGCTTTTAGTTTCTTTATATCACCTTTTGTAAGACCTGTTAAGTCCACCTTTGGTTTTACAGAACTTATAGTTGGTTCTATTCTTTTTGGTTTAAATAAGTTTTTAATCCATATCCATATTTTCATTTTATGTCCTTACGTTAGTTGGTTTTGGTCCTGTGTTACCTGCTGCTCTTTTTCGTCTGACAGCACTCGCCCTTTGAGACTTTGACATCGCTGTGGCTTTTGCAAGTGGGACGCATTTTGGATAAGCTCTCTTCGCATCTGCTTTTTGTTTTGAACGGCCACAAGGTGCGAATGAACCATCTGCTCGTTTGCTTCCAATATCTACCCATTTTTGTTTGAACCATTTTGTTAATCCACCTTCTTTCATTTTCTTTGCAGAACTTGAGGGTACACAATTAGGAACCATTTTGTTTCCCTTTTTTTTCATACCTGCTTGGACATAGCCCTCCCAACAAGTACCTCGCTTATACATTAGTATACGCCTTTGAAATTCATTCCTTGCATTGCCATACCGCCACCTCTAACTTTAATTGATCTTAAAGTTTTAGCTTGACCTGCATGAGCTTTAGATGCTTTTTCTAATTTGCCTGCAACTTTCATGATTGCACCTTTGTTTGCTTTTTTTACAGCTTTCTTAGGTTTACTAATTGCAATTAAAATCATCATCTTACCTTTTTTAGCTTTAGCCATTCCTGATTTTTGTAATCTACCAGTAGCTGATTGTGAGCCTGCAGTCACAGCCATTCCAACTTTAGCACCACTTGGTTTTGGTCCTCTAAAATCTTTTCTCTTTACTCCTGATGGGTCTTTTATTTTACCAGCACAAATTTTGCTAGCGTATGCATTCGCGTACGCAGACGGGTAAATTTTGAATTTTCTTTTTGCTGCAGCTTTACCTCTTGGACATAGTTTAGTCATTATTTTTTTCCTCCTCCGTTACGGAATATTTGTGTTCCCTTTATACCATATATCGATGCTACGACCAAGATCCACAAATTTGTGAACCATGACGGAAGCTGTGAGAACATCTCAAAAAATAATTTTACTTTATCCATCGCTGTCGGGTCATCCGATATGACTGCCCAAGCGAGCACCAACACGGGCAAACTTAAAATTATTAAAACTGCCTCGTCCTTCCAGTCCGACTGTCGGGCTTCTAAAAGTTTTCCTTGGTAAGCTTCCTGGCCTTCAGCCATTTTTCTAGCATGCATCATCTGTGCATCAGCCATTAGCATCTTGGTCTCTTGTGCGTACCTGCTTGTGCCGCCAATTTTATCGCGCTTAACCACATAATATTTCTCCTGTCTTCGTTTACTCATGAATTCTATCATTTTATCCATTATTTGGAAAGCCCTGTAGCCGTTTTGCCTCCATCTCCAAGTAGGTGTATGATGTGCTTTTCTTGTTTTACATGAAAATAGTTGACCACCGAACATATCTGAAAATTTTTGTAGAGTATCTTTGTCTGTCATTTCAATACTACAAGCAAATTCTTTTTTTCTACCCTTACCTTTTGACCAAATGCCAAAACTGCCTTCACCATCAAATATCCCAGCAAGAAAAAGTAATTTAGACTCTACTGAGAGACTTTCGTATGAGTTTTTTAGTGTTTTTTTTGACACTCTTAAACTCCTTTCGTTTTAGTCCCTGTGGATTGGGCCCTCTTTTGGGTGGTGGACCTGATTTTACACCCCCACTTAGGCCTTTACGCTTGTTTTGATTTTCTGATTGCATTTTTTCCTGCTTTAAATATTGAAGCTACTCTTGTTTTACCCATAACCTTGGCTCTTTGTTCACCAACAGTTAAAATTTGTATTTTTCTAGCAAATGGTTTGTTAATACGCTTAACTTTTGCTACTGTAGCACTTGCATCAGCAGGTGTTTTGAATTTTATTCTTACCGTGTCTTTAGGATTCTCGTCAGTATATAATCTTCTATCTGAACCTTTTGGTTTTTTACCAGTTCCTACTTTTGGATCTCTATTTTTTTTCAAGTTTTTGTCTCGCTATGTCTAACCTGTCCTCAGACTGGTCATCTTGTTGAGCAAGTCTATCATAATCGTACTCAAGACGTGCAGCAACTCTTTGGTTCTCTTGATCAGCTCTAAATTTTGTCTCTTCAGCTTTTCTTTGTAGATCCATAGCTCTTAAATCAATTTCTTGTTGTTTAATTCTAACTAATGGGTCTTGTTTAGCAGCATTTGCCTGCATTTCAGTTTGTGCTAACTCCTGCGTAATCCTTGCAGCAGCTTTTGCTACCTCTGCTTCAAACATAATCTCAAATTGTTGTGGATCTCCCTGAGCCATTTGTTGCATTTGTGGATTTTCCATCATTACAGCTCTAACTTCTGCTTTTGCTTTAAATGAAATGTGATCAGATATGTGTGATTGCATCAAAGCGTAGACTTGTGGATTGATTTGTACCATTCTTGTAGCCATGAATGCCATGTGAGCAGCAATATGTGCATCATGATCTTGAAATTCAAACGCTGTTAACAACTTCATCTGTAAAGCTCGTGCATTTTCTTTTGCAGGATCTTGTGGTTCAGGTTGTTTTGGTGGTGGTTTAAGTAAAGCTTCAATTTGTTTTGTGCCCAACGCTTCATAAACACGTCTATATGCTTCATGAATGTTATGAATTGCAGGATTAGATTGTGCAATTTGTAATTGTGACTGTGCAAGTGTAACTCTTTGAGCCATACTCATAATATTTGGGTCTGCAACAGGTAAAATATCTACTCTGTTATCAAAATCTAACTGTTTTATTTCTCTTGGGCCCCCATAAACATCATATGGATATACTGGTGGTAAAGATTCACCACAAATTCTTGCTAAAATTTTAAATTCAAGCCTCATTGCATAGTAGCAACGCTTATGAACACCACTCATTACACGTGAACCACGCTCCATCATGGCCATCGTAGTACCAACTGCTCTGTTTTGTGCATCATTACCTATATTGTTATCAGTAATAGCAGCAAACTTTTGTCCTGCTTGTACTACAAAACCCATAAGGTTGTATAAAGTTGGTGATGGTTCTGTAAATGGTAGATTAAAAAATTGATCTCTTATATTTCCGCCAGGAGCATCTACATCTCTAAACTCTCCAGGCTGTATGGGTTGGTCATCATCTCTTACTCTCATACCTCTTGACTTAAATCCTGCAGGTAAATTTTTTAATGTCCCTGCATCAATTAATTGTCTAAGTGATTGAGTTGCTGCTTGTGATAAGCCACCGATCATATGTGTCAAACCAAAGCCATAAAAACCTAAACCAGGTAAAAATTTAAAATGAACAAAGTATTCTATTCTTTGAAAAGTAATATCGTTTGGTCTATAGTTTCTATAAATAGATAACACCTCCCCAGATCCCTCATCGATTGTTACAACGTAAGGAATTTTTATTTTTTTTGCTTTATCATCAAAATCTTCAAAGTCATCTAAATTTAAATCTACATGCATTTCTAAAATATTATGTAGATAATCTGATCCCGTGCCTTTGACTCCTTCTAATTCATTTAATTTTTTTTGCACTTGATCTGGTTCACTATTTGAATCTATCAAATCTATATCTCTGTAAGTACCTGCAGCCATTTTTTTGGTAACTTCATTAGCTGTCATTTTAATTACGTGAGTAATTCTCTCACAATCTTTTAAATCAGATGCATAATACGGAACAACCAAATCCTCTGCTGGTATAAATTTTGATACAGGTCTATCTAGTAATGCATCGTAATATATTTTTTTAAAAGTAGATCCAGACAATGGTAGATAAAATAACATCTGATCCATGTCAGTTGTGTAATCTTCCATCTCTTCCATAAGAAGATAATTCATATAATCTTTGACTCTGTCTGCTTGTTGTTCGGTGGCCGGTGTAACTGCACCTAC